TTTGGTCAATGCAGTTAAGGAATTATCAGCACAAATAACTGCATTGCAATCAGAAATCAAAACTTTAAAAGGAGAATAAAGTGTCAAAAACAGCAGAAGAAATAGCACAAAACTACACATCAATGGGTCATAGTGTAACACTAATAACTGATGTTATCGCAGGAGATGCAATGGAAGATGATACAGCAGTAGACAAGCAAGCCTGTGTTGATAGAAATGTAGAACATTTAGAGTTAATGGTTGCTAAAGACTATTGGACAAGTGAAAGCATGACTGCAATTAATTCAGCTATTACAGCAGGAAATGGCTATACAGCATAGGATAATAATTTGGGAAACAACTTCATAAATATTGATGGAATAGAATATAACCCAAGAGATTTAAATGAAAAGCAAAATTATTTAATTGCACAAATTAAAGATTTACAAGCAAAGTCAGCTAATATTAGTTTTCAATTAGATCAAATAACAGTTGCACAAAACTCATTTACACATCAATTAATTACATCTGTTGCAAATAAAGAAATTTCTGAAAACATGAATGAAGCAAGAAAATAATGGTTAATGCATCTGAAGTAAAAGCAAAATTAGACACTCACGAAGCTGTGTGTGCTGAGAGGTGGAAAGAAACTATTTTACGTATTAAACGTATTGAACATATAATGATTGTTACAGCAGGAACTATGATTATAATGATGATAGGGTTGTTAATAAGGTAGTATGAAGCATGGTACTTGTTGAAATACTTACTGGAATTGCTCTTGTACAAAAAAGTGTTTCGTTCATCAAAGAAAATATTTCAACAATAAATGATATTTCTGGCATAGCAAAACAGATTGATGGTTTCTTTACTGGTTCAGACCAAATGAATAAAAAAAAAGGCAAGGGTATGTCTTTGGCTCAACAGTTTGGTTCTGTAGAAAGTTCTGCAAATGATTTTATTAATATGAAATTATTAGAAGAACAACGAAACGAATTACGTCAATTAGTCAATTTAAGATTTGGACCAACAACATGGGACGAAATAATTTCAGAAAGAGCTAATAGAATAGCAGAAGCAAGAGAAGCAAATCGATTGCAAAGAGTAGAAGCTAGGCAACAAAAAAAAGAATTTGTAGATACCATGCAAACTGTTGGGATAGCTTTCTGTATGATGGCTGTTCTTATTATAATATTTCTTTTTTACTTTAAGGCTTATGCAAAAGATTACACAAGGCAACAAAAAATTAATCAAGGTATAATAATCTCACCTAAATATACTATGTGCCTAAGAAAAAAAATGGTTAGTTTTAAAGGTGGGTTGGCTTGCATATATCAAGGTGCAGGAAAAACATTTGAAATAGATTTTACAGACAAGCAAATTGGCTGTCCTCGAAAATATAAATGTGTGTATAATCCTAACAGTAAAGAGCCAAATCTTGATGATGTAATGAAAAGTTTAAGGGATATTGCAAAATGACTAGCTGTGTAGGAATGTGTAAGTTAAATGAAAAAAAAGTTTGTACTGGTTGCAACAGAACAATAGTGGAGATAAAAAAATCCTATGAAAAAAACACTACAAAAAAATAGCAAATATAATGATTACGATTTAGATGGTGATGGGATAGTCACAGATGTAGAATTGGAAAATGCCAAAGCAATTAAAGAAACAGAAGATAGTTTAAGAAAAAATCTAGCTCAATTACGAATGGCTAGGTGGACATTGATTGCTATGGGTGCTTTTACTTTGGCTATGTTTTTAGTTGAAGTTGAAAGAGTTAAAGCTTTAGCCGATATAAGTAATTTATTTTATTTATCTGGAGCAGGTATTGTTGGTGCATATATGGGAACGACAGCATGGCTTAATAAAAAGTGAAACCTGCATTTTTATTAGTTTGTTATCTATCTGGATCACCAGAAGGGGGCTTACATTTTGAAAATGCTAACACTTGTATGTCATTTAAAAAAGTTTTGCATGGACAAACCATAATGAAGAATAAGAAAGAAAAGACTTATCAATGTTTTTGCAAGTTAGTTCCAGAAGTTGATGCAAAGAAAATACAAATTTATTAAAATGATAGGTAATCCCTGGGAAAATCCCAGTAAAAACAAGGACTTAAAGAGGATAAATAATGAATATAGATAAACTAAGAGAAGAACTTAAAGAAGATGAAGGTTGTAAAAATGAAATATATTTAGATCATATTGGCTTACCAACTTTTGGAATTGGGCATTTAGTTACAGAATGGGATCAAGAATATGAGAAAGAAGTGGGAACAGAAGTATCAGAAGATAGAGTTAATAATTGTTTTGTTGCTGATATTCATGGCACAATAAAAGATTGCAAAGTATTATATTCTAATTTTGATGAACTACCAGAAGAAGTGCAGTTAATTTTAGCAAATATGATGTTTAATTTAGGTCGACCAAGATTAACTAATTTTGTTCGTATGAGGGAAGCAGTAAATAAAGGTGACTGGCAAGAAGCAAAGATACAAATGTTAGATTCTAAATGGGCAAAGCAAGTGCCTAATAGAGCAAACAGATTAAGTGAAAGAATGGGGAGTGTATAATGTTAACAGCTTTAATTGCACCAATAACAGGATTATTAGATAAATTTATACCAGATGTTGATTTAAAAAATAAGTTAGCACATCAAGTGGCTACAATGGCTGAAACCCATGCTCAAGAATTAGCCAAAGGTCAATTAGAAATAAACAAAGTAGAAGCACAGCACAAATCCATTTTTGTAAGTGGGTGGAGACCCTTTATTGGTTGGACGTGTGGAATTGCTTTATGTTGGCATTTTGTGCTTCAGCCTGTAACTTTATTTGTATGTACCTATATAGGGTTAACAATACCAACATTACCAGAGTTTGATATGGGTTCACTTATGACAATTTTAGGTGGATTATTAGGACTTGGTGGACTTAGAACCTATGAAAAGCAAAAGGGATTAACAAAATGATGTGGTTTTGGCTAAATTTATCTAAACCTTTTTTAAAAATTGGTAATTACTTTTATAATCTTCATGTAAAAGCATTAAAAATAAAACAAGGTAAGAGAAAATGAGCAAATTTTATATGTGGCTATATGATTTTTTTAATGACATAGCTAATTATTTCTGGAAAAAAGCAGTTATTAAAAAGACAAAATAATGCCTGTTAAGGGCTATTTAAGGGCAGTACAGTGTGTAATGAAGGGAAAAAGGTAAACTAGCACCTCATGGGAATGTTTGTTTCAATAATGACTTTAATTTGATTTAAACATTCTGTTACCTCCCCAAAAACTATGAAGTGTGGAGTGCCTAAACCTTTTGATTGTACTGCCCACAATTTTTGGTTGTCAGACAAGCGACCTTTAGGGGTTTTCAATTCAATATATAAAATTCTGCCTTGAGGATATTCAACAATTATATCTGGGCAACCTGCCTTTAACCCCATTCTTTTCATCTTAGCATGATAGTTGATAGACCTTTTACCCTCATTGGCTACATGAAAGTGTCTAAAATAATAAGTATTTGCTAAGATGTTTAGATATTGATTACAAGCTATTTGAATGTCTGATTCTTTAGTCATAGGGGGTAATTAATGCCTACAAAAGTTACCCCCCATTTATAGCCTACAATTGGAAAATAGGCTAATACTAAGTGGCTCTCGTGGGGAAAGAACCTTTTAAGTATTAACATAGTAATCCACTTATTTTCAATAAAATAAAAAAAATAAAAAAAATGCAATTTATTGTTTGACTTCTAATAACCTAAAGATTAAGCTAGGTTAATTAATAAATAAATAATAATAATAAATTGGAGAATAAAATGCAGACATATAAGGAAATAATCAAATCCCTAGAAGAAGTTTTTACAAAGTTAGATGCTTTATATATAGAAAAGCAAGTTTCTTATTACTTAGAAAAAAAAGAAGCAATTATGAATTATTGGAAAAACAACTTTAATCCTCAAAAAAGTATTTGTTGGGATTCTCTTTACAATGTCGCAGGTAGTAAAGGTATGCACAATAAACTTTATGGTATTAATGTCGAAATGGCTCAAGACATTGCAGTTAAAGATGCTAAAGCAGTTATCAAAGCAAGAAATGTTAAGATGGCTAAAAAGTTAGAAGAAGCAGGTATTACTAAAGTTTTAAATTCAAATGTTGATAGTTATTCAGATGGATTTAATGGTTACTATGTAGTCGAAACAAACAATGGTCAAAAAGCTATTAGAATAGACACTATTATAGCAGGTGGATATAATATCCAAAAACTTCATTATAGAACATTAGTTAAAGTTCTTAAATAATTATAGAGGGGGTGCTTCGGCACTTCCTTTTTTTTAATAAATTGGAGAATAAAATGGATTATAATACACAAGAAAATCAAGATTTTATAGAAGAAATGATAAATCACCTTTTAGGTATTAATGGTAAAAATATAAGAGAACATTTTGGAGAGGAACATATAGAAATATTAAAAAAAATGGCATTAGATAAAGGCTTTAATCCTATTTTTATAAATAATCTTTAATAGAGGTGTTAGATATGGGCGAATATAAATGTGTTAATTGTAATGAAATGTTTTGGGCTGATGAACCATCAGAGGAAATAGATTTATGTGATGAATGTATTAAAGAGGAAAAGGAAAATAAAAAAAATAATTAAATAATAGTTTGACATTAAATAACCTAAAGTTTAAGCTAGGTTAATTAAATAATAATAATAATAAATTGGAGAATAAAATGACTGCATTAATTAAAACAACAATCACAAAAATTAAAGAAATATATTGTTACGATAATGGTCGTAGGCAAGATGAAGTTATATTTGAAAATCATGTTGCAGTACCAACAAGAGATTATCTTGATAATGGTAGGTATGGCAAAAGATATGATGATTATCGTGATAGAGGAATGATTTACAATAAAAAATTTGCAAATGTTAATCGTTCTGAAATAAATGATGGTGTAACATATTTTCAGATAGTTTACACAACCACTAATGGTGTTGAGGTTTTAGATATACAACCTTATATGCAGGTCACTAAAACTAAATTTGGAAAATGTGTTACTTATTGGCATATGAATTTGAAAGAGTGGGGTTATACTATCCCACCTAAGTTTACTGTAATGGATAGAACAGAAGATTATAAGAAGGTAGATGCTTAGGCATTTATCTTTTTTTTTAACTAAAATTGGAGACTAAAATGGAAAATATAAAAAACTCAATCGATTACGATAATTACCTAAGAACTCATGTTAAATATTTTATTGTTACTACTTTTAAAGGCAGGGGCAAATATGAGAAAGTTGCTTTTGATATTTTAGAAGATGCAATTCATTATAGAGATTTAATTAAATCCAAAAATGAAACAGCTCTGGTTTATGGCTTATCTCAACCACCTCATACTATTCAAACTGTTTCTATAGCTATGGAGGTTTAATTATGAATGATTTAGATTTTATAAAAGCATTAGATGCTTTGTTACTTACAACATATCACAGAGAACGTTCAAATTTATATTCGCAAACAGATATAAAAGAATTGTTAAAAATGGATATGACAAATTTAAAAAAAGAAATAGGCAAGAAATTTAATGATGCTGAAAGGCAAAATGAATTAGAGAATATGGAGCAAGATAATGATTAAAAAAAGAACTTGGAAAATATCTTGGTTTGTTTGGAACAATGGGAAAGGTGTTAAGACTAAAAGTGTTTTAAAAACTGTTGATACCAATGACTATGTAGATAGAGAATGTGAAAAGTATGAACTAAAAGACCAAGCATATTTAGATCACGATTTGCACCCAGATAAAATTGTTATGATTAGGCAGGTAGGATAATGATTAATTTTATTAAAAACCTTGGTGTTTATATTTTAGAATTTGCATTTCTAATAATGTTTTTTGGATTTGCTTACTTTTTATTAATAGTTTTATAGGGGGGGTAAAAATGGATTTAAAAACTAAAAAAGAAA